TGTTCTTGTGCTGCTTTTACAATATTGCCTGCACAGATATATGATTTGCCTGCGCCAGACTCTCCTGCAAAAACAGTTACTTTACCCATCGGAACACCTTTGTTAAAGTCTCCTGAGATAAGATAATTGAGTGCATAGTTGCCTGTACTAATCCAGTCGGTAGGATCGTTAAATCCTGCACTCATACCTGAAATAGATTTTGTTAATGAATTCCGAAACTTTGTCGGATCAAACGATTTGTTCGCCATATTTTTCTCCTATCTAAAAAGCGTGACAGCTATTAACTTTTGAAGTTTTGACAGGTAAACCGTGAATCTCTACTTCGGTTTCGCCAATAGCTGTCATATTGTTTTACTGTCCTTGACGTGCTCTGATCATTGCAAGAATGTCATTTGCATCACCGCCAGTTGCAGGTGCCGCTTCAGCCGCTGGTGCCGCTGGTGCTGTTTCTGCTACAGGAGCCGCTGGTGCCGCTTCTGGTGCTGGAGTTGGTTCTGCCGGAGCAGTTGCAGTTGGTGCCGCTGGAGCAGGTGCTTTGTTAGGATCACCTGTTGCTTGTGACATCCCTGCTGGACGGAAGTAGTTGCTCCAACGATCTGGATCATATACTTCGCCATCTACAGATGCTTCAAACATCTCCTGCATTACTTTAATTGCAGTTTCGTCTGGCTTCTTTGGAAGGAAGTCATTTAGGTTAAACAAACCATGTGTGTTGATTGCTGACATTTCTTCATCACTTAATGGACGCTCTCTACGAGCCCAGTTTGATGTTGAATAGTCTGCGTAACCGCCTTTACTTGTTTTGTTAAGACGGAAGTCTACACCAGCAGTATAATCTGTTGGTAGTTCTTCCATGTCTGGATCCATAAGCGCCTGCTTAATGATCTGGAAGATTTGTGGACCAATAATAAAGCGTCTGATTGGATTCTCAGGTGCTTGATCATCGGCAAGTGGGTTTTCCGTTACAAAACCTTGGAATACGTATGAACGCTTCTTCCAATATTTACGACCCATATCTTCTAATGATGGATCTTTAAACCAACCACGTACTTCTTGTAAAATTGAACAGCTATCGCCGTACATTTCCATACAAGGTACTTGTACTTGTACTGGACGAGAACCTGTGTCCCCTTTTACTCCACTAAATGGAAGTTTGATCATCAAACGTTCTTTCCAAAAGAAAGTATTGTCTGCGTCTCCATCAGGAAGGAATCTCAGAGTTGAACTCTGTCCTTCTTGCATATTCCAAAATGGGTAAATTGGATTGGGTCCTTGTGGACCTCTGTTTCCGCCAGTGTTGGCTTCTTGTTCCTTGAGCTTTGCTCGGATTTCTGCTAATGATGCCATAGTTTGTGCCTCCTATATGTTATGCCTATGTGCTTTGTGCCTTATTTGTTTGTAGCACAGTATATATAATACTATCGTTTACAAACATTGTCAAGTCTTTTTTTAAAGAAAAGACAAAAAAACTTAAAGGAGTTAGATGATTATCTTAAACCAGCTAACTCTCTCATTCTGTCAAACTCTGTATCGACTTCCATTTGCTGTGGTTGTGTACGCATTTGGATTTCTTCGTACGTTGCTTGTATTTGTTCTATAAATGCCTTTGCAGGTTCTATGAACCGCTCGCCATAATCTTTTTCTACCATTGTAAGAACTGCTGTTTCGCCTTTTGGAAATGCGCCTTGTTCTCTATCAAAGTAACTTAGTATGAACTCGCCTAATGGTGTCTTTTGTTCTTTTTCGTCCATTTCGACATCATCTTTAATCTTTACACAGTTGTCTACAGTCTTGCCACCTTTTTTCTTGGTGCCCATACGCTTGTAGCCTTTCCAGCATACTTTGCCGTCTACGCCTTTTTGCTTTTCTTCTGGTAATGTTGTGTAACTTGGGTTGCCGCACTCTGAACATACTGATTCATTTTCGGCTTGTTTTTCTTTGTAGTCCACTTGAGCATAATTAAGTGCAGATTCGTGATCATCACCTCCGGGTGCAACCATCATTGTTGCAAACTCAGAATCAACTTTATGAGTTGCAAACCTTGGATCTGATTCATCAGTTTCACCTCTTAATGATTTAGGATCTACTTCACCATTTACAACCGTATATAATAGTTGACCGTATGCTGGTTCACCGTCATCACCTATGAATTCAAATCCGGTTTCGTGTTCTTCTTCTTCACCGGCTTCTGAAAACTGACCCATCATTTTTTCAAATGCTGTTTCTATTTGAATTTCTTCTGGAGTCTTTTCAGCTTTACTATACTTGTCTTTTAGTCGGCCTAATTCTTCTTGACTTGCACCTTCGCGTCCTGCCTGTGCGGCTTTTTTCATATATTCTGCGCCGTGCTTCTTTTTGCCTGCGTAAGCCATTAGTGCTGATTCATCTACTAAATCATCCGGACCTAATTCTGTTGCTTTTGTTGCTTCACTTACTAACTTATAGATATATGGAAATACATCTTTTAATTCTTCGTTAAACTGTCTTACAGTAAGTTGATCAATCCAATTTTCAGCAACGTCACTTGGCACATCTTCAAGAACTGGGGATTCAAATGATGAAAATGCCTCTGTGTAGTTTTTCTTTTTTTGTAAACTTTCTATTGTTTTCTTTACCGTTTTAATACGGCCTTTTACAACGTCTGTATATTCTGCAAGGCTTTCTGCCATTACTGCTGAACGACCCATGTAAGAAGTAAACTTTTTAAGTTTAGAAAGTTCTTCAGATAGGCTTGTAATATGTTTACCAAAGTCATCGTAAGGTTTACCGCCTTCTGCTACATGACGTGCCATTGCTCTTGCACCATTCAAATGTTTGTATGGATACTTAAAGCGTTCTCCGTCATTGCTTTCAATGTAAATAGAACCAATCTTTTGTGTTCTATTGTTTAATTCTTGATTAATATTTTCTGTATGTTTTACTACAATACGTGCTTCATCAACATTTTGATAGCTTACACGAGATGTGCCATACATCTTAGATTCGTTCATGTTATCGTCCCCAGACTGCTTTGCTAAAAATTTGTAATCTCTTTTAGTTAAATTGGATTTGTTAATGTCTCTTACGTCAAATTCTAACATTCTTTTTTTGGCAAATTGACGTAATTCTTTAAGAAAGTTATACCAATTCTTTTGTGTAAATGAATCTTCTGCTGTAATAAAGTCTTTTGAAAATATTACAGTTAGTTTATCTTCTTCATTTATACTTACACTAACTTTTCCTAATTCTTTTTTTCCTTCGGTATATGCAAAATCAAAAAATCTTGCATTGTCAGGTGTATTTGTGACAGTGCCGCTTTCGTCGCCGATTGTAATTTGGTCAAATCTGCCACGTAGTTTATTAAATAAATCTGTGCTTATCTTTTGTATATTCTGCATATTAGTATTTATCAATAGTTACTGCTAATGAAGATAGGCATAGGTGCTTCGTAATCTTCTATATCTTCTGCTTGATTGAATGTATTATACACTCTCGGATCCCAATCTTTAAGCACTTCCATCATACGCAAGGATAATAATGTAGCACTTATTAAATCATCTGTTGCACCAGATTTTGCTTGATAACTTGATCCGGTTGCAATAAAGTTTTTAAGCTCACCTATAAGAACTTTTGATTTGATAGACATTTTATCATTTTCTACCATTGTTTTTAATCTACTACATGCTGTAACTTTTGTACTATGTGTAGTGTTAAAGCCTTTTCTAAATTTACGCACATGTCCTTTGCGTATAGGTTCACTTACAAATAATCCCGGTATGTTTTCTTCGCCAAAGTCTTGTATAACAATTAGTGCCGCTTCACCTAATCCATTATTTTCTACACTCCAGTATATACCAGCAGGATGATTTGTTTCCTGTTCTATATACTTACATATGTCAGCAAGTATTCTAATTTGTCCTGGTATAGCTGTTTGATTGTGTCGCCATTCTGCTACTTGTTCGTATGTAGGCAATTCAAATACTTGTATTGCACTATAATCGCCTCCTGTACCCATTGAGGGATCAAGCGATACACAATATGTATATTGACTTGTAGGTTTTTTATACCAACGTGTTTGACCCATATTCAATAAAGGTGTTGATCCTTCCATAGCGGCTAACTTAATACTATTAATAAGTGTTTCGTCAAATACAAGAAATTCACAACCGTATTCACGTCTAAACTTCTCTTCACCAATACGTCCTATTTCGTCTGCTTTCCATTTGTCATCCCTATCAGGATGCTCATGCCATTCTGCTATAAAACTATGAAAGCCGTTTATACCAACATCTTGTTCATTTCCGTTAGCATCAAATTTATCTTCTGCTTGCTTCCATATAGTAGCAAATGTATCTTCGTCTGAGTTAGGTGTGCTTGTAATAATAGCACGACCACCTGTAGCAAGTGTAGGTGATATCGAAGTCCAAAATTCTTCGGCAATGTTAGGCATCACAAATGCAAACTCATCACAGTATAGTAATGATATAGACATACCACGCCCTGTGTTGCCTGTTGTAGTTTGTGAAGCAATACGTGATCCATTCTCAAACTCTATACTACCTTTGTTGTATGATGTTACACCTGCTCTAATATGATCAGGACACATTTCATATACGTATCTAATACGTTGCATAATCTCTTGCGCACCAGTGTACTTGTGTGCCGCAATTAGTATAGTTTGATCTGGGTTGAACATTGCATACCAAGTTAAGTATATTGCCGCACAGGTAGTTTTACCTGTTTGCCTTGGCATCATGTTTATATTAAATCTATATTTGTGATAACTTTCCATTAACCCTAACTGGTATGTGAAAGGATCAAATAATAGTTTGCCTTGTACAGGGTGTTGAATGTACGCAAACTTCTTTGCAAAATACAGATAGCCTAATTCAGGATCCATGCAAAATTGCAGATCCTGTATTTGTTCTTCTGTAAATGTTTCTCTGGTGTTGGCTTTTTTAGTTAATACGCCATCTAAACTTTTGCTCATGTACGTATTTAACCGCGCACTTCAATGTGTGTTATTGAGTGTGGTCCATATCATACTGACGCATAGTAGTACGAGTAGTAAATGTATTAGCAGGAGCATCGTCTGGACCAAGGATCCATTCGTTCCATACTTTAATTACACGCTCTAAGTCTACATCTGGCTGTGGAGCAAGTTGCTCTTCTATTTTTAGAAAACCATCTTTCATAATAACGCCGCCGCCAGCTTCGCGCTCTTGTTTTAAAATGTGTGCAATTTCTTCATCAGTCATTATAACTTCCTTTTAGCTACATCCGCAACTTGAACAAGCCATTAACTTCTTTTTACCAGCTTTGCCGCATTTCGGACAATCACTTTCTTCAATGCTTTCTTTTTCGCCTTTGCCTTTGTTAATAGCTTTTGCAACTTTTTCTCTGCGGTTTTTTAGATAATCATCTGTCTTATCTTTTTTACCATCGTTGTTTACGTCATCATCTTCTTTACCTACAGGATCCATTTTTTCTGCAAGTGCTTTAAACAAGCGTTCTCTAATGCTGTTAACTTCTTCTGTATTAATTGGATTGTCGCCGCCTGCTGTAGCTTTGTAAGACTTTTTCTTTCTGTTTAGATCGTTACCATCTGGAATTACATCATCTAAAGTTCCATACTGTGGATCAGGTTCGTTTGCATAATCTTCTTTATAGTCGTTGTCGTAACCTTCGCCTATTCCGTAGTCTGCTTCGATTTGATCCCACATTTTTTGTTCTATATCATCGTGGTCGTCATCTGGGTGTAGTCCATTTTCACGTGCTACATCATCGTACATATCTTGTAGATATTTTTGTATTTCTGGACCCATTACACCTTTGCTTAGTGCTTTATATAGCAACTCTCCACTATCGTCAGCGGCAATCTTTTCCATTGCTTGAATGAGCTCATCTTTCATTCCGCCTTCGTCGACATCGATATCTTCGTGACCGGCGCAACTTGAATTTCCTAAATGTACTTTACCACATTTTTTACATGGTTCTTTTTGTATGCCTGGCTTAAGATCGTTCATATCGTCTGGACCATCCATGTCCATTGGCAAATCAAGCATGTCCATATCTTTTGGTGTAGGCAAACTTATAGGCATGTCTGTAGGTTCAATTTCTTTTGCTCCTCCAACGCCTGCATTTTTCATCATGTCAATTAGGTCAGCTACATGATCTTTACCACGTGCATTAATTGACACGTTCATTGATACCGGACTGCCATCATCTTTGGGTGGCATCGATGTAGGCATTGTAGGCATAGGTCCTTCGTCAACCATTGGTCCACATTCTTCTACTGCTTGAATTGACTCTAAAATAGTTTTCATGTCGTTTACATTACCCTTGCCTGCGGCTGGTTTTTCACCGGCTGCGGCTTGATCCATGTTTTCTAATATTTTTTTCATATCCATAATATCAGCCTCCTATAACCGATTTTGTATTTTCGACCATATCGATATCTTTTGAATCGCCTATTGGAGCACTGTCTGCAATGTCAATGTCTCTCTCACCACGTGCTTTCTCCAGCTCTTTGAGTAATTCCATTACTCTGCTTTCGCCTGCCATTGGTTGGCCGTCTTCTGATACCATCTCTTCGGTATTGAGTAACGACTCGTATGGTTCATTATCTTTTATTTCTTGGTATTCTTCTCTTGGATCGTTTATATTTCTAACGATAACGTATGCTTGATCAATAGTACAGCACTCGCCTATATATGCTTGTAACACTTGCGGAGTTGTAGGATATACTACATCAGCTTCCCAATATGTTACTTCCATGTTTTTTAATTGTGGAAAATCCAAAGGTCTTTCTTGTATAGGAGTCTTTTTGCCTGCTGATATATTTTCTAAAGCAAACTTTTTTAATGATTGTTCTAACTTATCTTCAAAATTCTCAGGAAGTTCTCCTGCTACACCAATATGAAATTGGTATATTTTTTTGGATTCAGTAAGTATGTCAGTAAATTTTCTCATATGATTGTTCCTATACTGTATTATTTATCTTTATCAAGACCTTTTAGCTTCTCTAATAGACTATTTCTATCAGTAACAACATATCCTTGACCTTCTATCATAGAGTCACTACCGTCACTATTGTCCTTGTCCATCTTCTCTTTTTTAAGTTGAAGCTCAATCATTTTTAATTTTTTATCAAGTTTAGCTGTTTTAGCATCAAGTGATGTTTTTAGCATGCCGCCAGCAACTTCAAATACTCTACTTGCATAACGTGATTCTACGTTCATACCAAGATCCATTAAATCATCATATGCACTCATTGCTTTAGATGCAACTTCATTTAATTCGTTGTCTGCTAATTCGCCTAAGCCTTTAACAGCGGGCAATGCCGCAGTTATTTTATCAAACTCTGCTATATCACGGAATGTTTCTTCACGTTCTATTTCGTGTTTTGTTTGTTCTACTTCTTGTGCTTCAGCTTCTTCTATCATTTTTTTAGAATCAGGTAAGTCAAGTAGATCTTCTAATTTTTTGGTCATTGTAATGTTCCATTAACTGCTACTATTATTTATCAAATATTAGCGTCTCTTCTTTCCGCCAGTATGGAATATATCTTCTTCAGTAACTATTCTAAAAAATATTCCATTTTGTTTACAGTATGCTCTTGCGGCTTCCCATTATGCTTGGTTAACTATCCAAGCCGCTTGATTATGTTTACTACGGCCTAAACGTTCTTTGACTGCTTGATTAGAAGGTTTTACTTCTATTAGCTCTACACGTTGCTTACCTTTTTGTGTAGCATATACAATAAAAAAGTCTGGCACATATATAGTATGTTTGCCTGTAAGCGGATTTCTATATGGTATTTTAATTGCTTCACTTGCCCATTTAGATACAGCAGGATGCTCGTCACAGAATTTCATAAATGTAAATTCCCATCCCGATCTATATGTAGGCGTTCTATTACCCATATACTTTTCAGGGTTTTTTGGATTGAACTTTCCCTGAGCAAAGCGTGGCATTAGATTATTATGTTTCTTTGATCAAATAGCTGTGTTAAAGGTGTTGTTCTAAAACCTATTTTGCTTGACTTTGGTCTATTTAGGTTTAGTATTTGTGCAATCACGTTGTTAAGTTGAACGTCTGTAACACCTTTAAGTGTATCAAGCAATTGGAATATATTTACTCCATCTATGTCTGCTTGTTGCAAAAGTGTGCTTGAAATATTTACTGCGGCTTGTTTTTCAAAACCACGTTTTAAAAAATATGCAATAACGCTATCTACTTCATTAGGTGTAAAGTTGATAGGTGTTTTGAAGTATTCGTTAAAATATTTTTCTGTTGAGACTGCCATTATGTAAATGTTCCTGTATTATTAATAATATCGTTAGCAATATTTACTTCTTTACTATCTCCGTTGTCTAATCTATTGAGTACTTCATTTTTTATAGCATTTGCTTCGGCAGTTGGTAAAGCATTATAAGCATTATAATTGACACCTGGAATACTGCCTGCATTAATTGATCTTGCAACTAAACTATCCTGGCCGCCTGGTATGTTAGCTATACTACTACCTAATCTTGATGTATCTCTTGATCTTGCCGCAGGGGGCGTTATTCTACCAGATGGTGTTCTGTTGGATCTTGTGTTAGGATTAGGAATACTTGTACTACCTAAACCTCCTGGCAAGTTTTGTATATCTGTTGTTGCAGTAGGACGATCTTGATCACTATTAAATGCTCTTAACAAAGGACTTATCTTACGTTGTGTATCCCGTGATATAAGTCGTGGTCTATTAGAAACAATTTTGTGTATATCTCCTGCTGAAGATGTGTCAACTTTTCCGTATGGACTCGGTGTTATATCATAACGTGATGCCGCACTTGCAAAGCCTTGTGGTTCTCCGTTTTCTGCTAACTCGCCGTGATCGTAAATAACAGACTCATATGCAATTGAGATATCGTTCATCATAGATGTGCCGCCATCTGCATAATCCATACTATCATGGCCCCATGCTGTTAAGATAGGATTTACTAATCTATAACTTGCCCACTCGCCTTGTGATAATTGATATACTGTTATGTAATCAAAAAATGGATATGTTACTCCTGTGTCTAAACCATAAGCTGGTAAAGAACCATCTGTAAAATATTTGTCTCTTGTATTAAATTTGTTTTCAGTAGTTACTGCTGTATTACCGTCTGAACTATAATGTCTATAATACTCTTCGAGTAGCTTACGTGAAGCGCCTAAGTTGTCATCGTAAAAACTAAAACTAACTTCGCTGTAGTCTATTCTTGTTTGGTAATGCTTTTTTCTGTTGTACTGTTGTTTTGTATCCACAGAAGCTGTAAACTTAGGTAGTGCAACATTGGCTGCCAGTACACTTAGTTCTTCTCTAAACTTTTTAGTGTTAGGTGCATCAGCTTGATCATTTACTTGAAAAGTTGCATGATATAAAAACTTTACCTTTGGGGTAAAGAGATGACTGCTTTCTGAGTAAAAGCGTAATGCGTGTTGTTGATCACGTAAATGCGTGTTACTACCTGCCGCTTGTCGTGAATAAGAATTAAACCTGTCCATACAGTATTTATCAACCCTAATAAACTACGTAGATAAAAAAAGCGGGACCTAAGCCCCGCTTTTAAACCCCTTTTATCTAACTTTACGCTACTGTAAAGTCTGATATACCACGTGTTACTGATTCGCCGATGCCGTCAAATGACTCACCTGGGCCAAACTGTATCGCGTTATCGTAGCGGACTGTTAATGAAATTGTAACTTGATCACTTGTAGCATACGCTAAAGTATTGTAGTTTACACTTTCAAGATAACAACCTACCATTTGGAATCTGTCAATATTAGCTGATCCGCCTGTAGTGTTACCGTTACCGCCGTCGAGTATTTCAATTCCCATTTGGAACTTATATGATCCGCCGCTGTCTGCGCTTGCTTGCTCATAAAAGTCAAACTGTCTTTGAAGTTGCTGTCCAACAATTTTTTGTACGTTGTTGTTTACATCTTCACGTATTGTAACTGTAATTGGTTCCCATGTATGCTTACCAGCAAGATAGGTACGTGAATTGTAAGCATCCAGTGTTATTTGCTCAAAACTAACATTAGGTCTTGTTACGTCGACAATTTGTCTTGTAATCTCTCTAACGCCATCTGCGCCACCGTCGCCTCCAAAATTGTCAAACAGGACTCTAAAGCGATACTGTAACTTAGGCATAAGCAATGCACTGTTAGTGCCACCGCCATCTGCTGTTGGTACAGATATTCTTTGTAATGTTGATATTGGCATAATGTTCTCCTGTTACATTAATATTTATCGTTAATTGAGTGGTATATTTCAACCACTCATTAACTACGTAGTTTTTAACCTAAGGCTGCAATCTCACCTGTGTTTTTCAAACGCAACGGAATGTAAATAAATTCAATTGCTTTAACTGGCTCAATAGCAACGTCTAAGTATAGTTCGTTTCTATCAATTCTTGCAGGAGTATTATTACTTTCATCACATACTGCTAAGAAGTCATATATGGCTCTTAGACCTTGTAGTTCAAGAAGCAATGCATCTGCTGCCGCCTTAATTTGATCACGTGTAATCTTGTCATTTGGTTCAAACAAGTATGGTCTTGCAAGTAACTCAAGCTGTCCACGTAAGTACACAGTTAAACGTGCTACGTTAACACGATCTAATGCACTTGCATTTCTTGCTCTTGTTTTCTGACCAAATACAACTAAACCTGCACCGTTAATAAACGTAATTGGGTTTATTTGGTTACTGTATAGTGTATCACGTTGTCCAGTGTTTAATGCAACACTTACAAATTCGCCTTCGCTATTTACATAGCCTGAACTTGTAGCATTTGAAACACCACCGCGTCTTGTACCTGCTGGTGCAAACCACGGAAACGCAACTTGGTCGTTTAGTATAATTGTTCTTAGTGCCATGTGTGACGCTGGAACAACAATATTGTTACCAAAGTTATCACTTGTAAAGCCTGCTGGATAGTACATACCTAAGTATTCATCTTTAGATACTGCGCCATCATCGTTATCTTCAACTGCAAGTTTAACGTTTGTTGCCCATTCATTTAATGAAGTAGCATCTGGAGTTAATCTAAATGGTGTATCACCTACAACAAATGCTGTTAAGCGTCTGTCTGTGTTTAGTGTAACCATTTCGCCGATTAGCTCTGGATAACCTGGACATGCCATTAAGTTAAACTGACGTGACTCTTCGTCACGTATATCTTGGTTGCTGTTAACCATTGCTTGTAGTGCTTTTACAACTGACTTACGTTGTGCAATTCTACCAAACGCACCTGAACCATCATCATTGTTAGGTGAATCTGTTACCCATCTGTGCTCATAGTAGCCGCTCATTGATTGGTCTTCTAAAGAACCACTTGCACCTATTACTTGGAAACGTCCGTTGTCGCCTGCTGTATCAATGTGATTGCGCTCAAAACGCTTAACATTAAATCCGCTTCTACGTGTGTTCCAAAGCAACATACCTTTTGGATATAGTGCTGGATCTGGAGCATCTGGATCTAAGTAATCACTTGTAAGTAGATCTGCAATTTCAGCTTGTGCTGAGTTTGCACCTGCATCTGACCAACGTGCATCTGCAAACAGTACGCCGTTTTCTGTAGTCTGGTCTGCTTTATCAAGCAATACCCACTTAGAAGTAGTACCGTTCCATCTGTATACGCCTGGATAATCATCAATACTTGCTGTGCTAATCCAAAGATCGCCATCTACTAATGTTGATGCATCTGACTGTTTTGTTGGTTCACTTGCGCTAACAATTGGACCTGCTGGGTCAGTATCTGCATATGCCGCATTGTAGTTTTGGTATCCTACCCATGTGCTTCCATCATGTATCATAATGTCAACTTCGTCAGTTACTGAACTGTACCAAATTTCACCATCTGCTGTTAGGCTTGTTGGCTCATCATTTGATGCTGTGTAAGTAAGTTCCGCCCAGTTACTTGCAACCCAATCCGCTGATAATGCGCTTGGTGCTACTGAAAGGTTTGCTGTTGCAACATCTGCGTTATCAAGGCTTGGATCATATGCAACCATTCCGATTGCACTTAGTACGTTGTCTGTATCTGTAATATGAATATCACCTCCAATTTTATGGCTAATGACAACTTTATTTGCACTATTAACTAATGCAACAATATTTGTAAATCCGGCAGCGTTAATAACACCTGCAATTGCATCTGCGTCTGAAGATGCACCAGTTGTTGTTACTGACATAGTTTTTGAAACTTTTGTTGCACTTCCTGCAACTGTTTCTTCCATTGTAAATCCATAAGTACCTGCGCTTACGCCTGTAACTTTTGAACCTGTAATTTGTGTAGCGCCTGTATTTGCACGTCTATACAATTTATAATCAACAAGTGCTGGACTTATCTCGTTTGCATTTACTTTTGCATAAAGATCTCCTAACACTAAGTTTGCACCACCGCCAGCTTTATCAAGTGCTACAAGAGCCGCTTCTGGTGTGCTGTACATTGGTGTTGTAATTGTTGACCAAAGTTGTGTATCTGTGTTGTACTCTTTTACGCTTAGTTTAGCGCCGCCATTTGGTTCAGTTGTTTTAATCCAAATACTTCCTGTAGGAGCTGGTGATGTGTCGCCTGCCTTGTATCCTGGAATATTTGTATGTGGAGCAACTGCAACTCTTGGAGCACTATAAGTACCTTCTGTAATTCCTAAAGCACCTGTTGCTGAACCAGTAGTTGATTCTGTAAGTAATTCTCCGCTGCCTTTGTTAAGGACAACATCAACACCACTTGAATAAATTTCTATTGATCCGTCAATTACGTTTGCACTAATACCTGCAATAGCCGCTGTGTTAATATCGCCAGCAAGTGCAGTGATAGTTGTACCTGTTGCTGTAACTGTAGTTGAGTTAATAATTAATTCGTCGCCAACTGTAATTGTTGGATTCGACGCTGTGCCTCTTACGCTTGCCCAGCTTTGTTTCCACTCTGCTGATCCAACTTGAACCCATTTACCTGCGTTTGCTGTGATAACCGAAATCGATGCACCATAACCTGGAGATTTATAAAACAATTTATTCATTGTTGTTGTTGCGTCGATAGCGTACTCACCTATAGCACCAATTGATTCTTTTGGTTTACTTGCTGTAATGTCGCTTGTCTCAGTAATAACTGTGCGTGTTTGAGAAGCAAAAGATTGACCGCCAACTACTGTTGCTGCCGAACCGTTCCATTCTAAAATACCAAACCCTGAAGTTTGTGTATCAAACCAATATGCACCGTTAACTGGCTCGCCTCCTGGCGCAGTTGCACTTGCATTTAATTTTGCTAAATCAATGTCTGCACGTACTACGTATGCTCTATTTGAAATACCCAATGTTGAATATGCAGTTTGCAAACCGTATTCGTTTTGCTCTCCTGCATGAACCATATTTCCGTTTGCATCGCTTATGAACACTGCATCGCCAAATGTTTCGCCTAATTCTCTTTGACTTGTAATCAAGTACGGCTTACCTGCGTTTGCTTTAATTGTTCCTGGTGCGACACCTGTACCAGAACTTTTTGTTTTGTTTTCCTGAGTAGCTACAAAAATCATTGGGACTGTTGAAGCTGCCGCAGGGGTGTAGAATGATTCGTCAATTACATTGACTTCTACTCCTGGTGATACTAATGCCATTTTAAATCTCCTGTTAGAATGAGTTCCATCACTTGTATTTATACATAGCAAACAAATTCCAGTAGGAAATACGTATGAAAAAGGGACCAAAAAGGTGAGGTAAATACAATATGAGACCTTTATGCAAATGCGGTCAAAGACCTGCCGCAATAAATTATAAGAAAAAGAATAAAGTATACTATCGAAGTATGTGTGAAACTTGCCTACGTAACGGTATAGGTCATGGCATACCTAAATGGAAACAACGCGGATACGAAAAAAAGAACGAATGCGAAAAATGTGGTTTCCAATCTAAACATGAAGAACAGTTTAACGTATATCACATAGACGGTGATTTAGAAAATTGTCGTCCTAATAACTTAAAAACAATTTGTGCAAATTGTCAACGAATTATGCAGAAACAAGGTGTCCGATGGAAACAAGGCGACCTTGTACCAGATTTTTAAGATCATCTATAGTGTGATTATTTTCTATGATTTGATCAAACTCTACGTTTGCCCATCTCCATTCACTTGGATGAACATCCTGTGGTTCTACACCAATGTCTTGATACATTCTAAACCAAACAGGATCTCCGCCTCTGCGTACTCTCCAAACTGATCCGCCTATTGATTTTATCATATCAGCTTCATTGTCAAAACGGACATCTGGTATAACATAGTTCTTTGTAGGATTAGCTAATAGTTGTTGTTTGGTTAGACTTACCCAAATGCCATCATAAAAACCATTACGCATACAATCTGTACCAAATTCTTGTAAAACAAGCCTTGGTGTAATCGTGCGTCCTGTTTCTTTAGTCCAATACTCGTCAACCTTTTCACGCCATTCTCGTGATTCTTTTGTATCACCTTCTAACATAGAACGGTCCCAATTAAAAACTGTTGCTACGCCATCTTTAAGTTTGTCTGCAAAACTTATTTTTTCAAATTTATGTTCTTCTACAAGAATGTCTGCTACTGTACCTTTACCACTTCCGATTAAACCGCAAATGCCTATTATCATATTGTAATACTTCCTGAGTTTTCGCCAAGTTTTCCACGTGCAAATAAATTAAAAGCAAGTCCATATCTATACTTGTCATCAGTACTATGTTCTACAGAATGTTCCAAATGGCTTGGAAATAATATACACAATCCATTTTGTGGCATGTATGTATATTGTTCTGTGTTGTATTGATTCCATTGTCTACCTGCCTGTAAAGGTTTGGTTGATAATGGCCAAGTACTTAAATGTGTCCTGTTTTTATGAAAAGTAATAGGTGATGAATTTGGTGTAACGTCAATGTAATATATGCCTGAGATAACACTATTAGTATGAGGATGTCTATCTATATTTTCATCCTTTTCTAATCTATTGATCCAGCTTGTTGTGAAAACAAATTCTACATCTGTAGTTACATCTAACAACTCGTATGAATACCAAGCTACTGCTTTCATAATATTACTTCTTAGCAAACGTAATTGTTTTGCATTAATAATATTAAATCCGCGCTCTTTGAACGGCAGATGTTCTTCGTCGTCAGTTTGTCCTACTGCCTTATGTTCGTAGCGTAAGTTCTTGATCCATGCTAATGTCATTGGATCTACTTTGCCTATATCAACACTCACAATAGGAGTAGAAAAGACAGGTTGTACTTGATAATCAAACATGTGAGTCACTTTCTTACTTTATAAACTACATTATAACGCAAAAAGTATAGGTTGTCAAGAAGTTTTTTTAACCGATTGTAAAGCCGTAGCCTACGCCACCTGGAACTGCCATTTGAACTTCTGTTTCCAGCTTTTCCATTTCAGCAGTTGCTTCTGCTTTTAGTGTGTCACCATTTAGTGTAGAACCACCTTGTGGACCTGCAATAGTGGCAAACTTTGAACGTGCTTCGCCTAACATAAATTTACATGCGGCTAATGCATAATCCTTTAACCACTGTACTGCAAGGTAATCGTCTAATAATTGTTCATCGCCTCTGTAATTGTAAACATAAAGAAGAAGTTCTTCTTCAGCTCTTGGGCGTTGTAAAAGGGTTAGATTTTTTGTTTGTGTATTCCATTTAAATTCAATAAAGGAACCAAACATACGTCCTACTAATTCTTGGTGCTGAGAAAATAAATCATATGTTGCTAAGCCGCCCATTTTAGAACTTGAAAGCAAATATGTATTTGTGTATGCCATGTTGAACGGCTCAAACAAAGTGCCGCCATCACCTCCACCAGTACGTGAACCAATAGATCTACGGAAAAGTCTTCTTACTTCTACAACTTCATTTGGTAGTTTGTAAGTGTTTTGATCAATTACAGTAGGCATAAACATATATGACTCTTCTACTGAATTATCACTACGCTGTCTAAACTTAGTCAGTGCTTTTGTTAATCCTTGCTCATAATGTGCTGGATCAAGCTCGACATCTACCATGCCGCCACCTAAGGCTGTATAGATATAGTTAAATATTTCTTGTTTTTTAGTTGCTAAGTCTGTCATAAAGATATCTTCTCCACATAGTATTTATCGTAACGATAAATATACATATGCCAAGACTATCTTTATATAAACCCGAACGCGGCAATGATTATCACTTTTTGGACAAACAAATCCAAGAAATGTTTACTGTTGGCGGAACTGATATAAACATTCACAAATACATTGGACCAAGTAATCCTGCAGAAGGTGAATCAACAGCAACACTACCTCAGTATGATGCTGTGAAAGAAACAAATATTCAAGATTTACTTTTTTTAGAAAATAGGGACAGAAAGTACGACACAGATGTTTATACACACAGAGCAATATACAATGTACAAGATATTGACTTTGATCTAAGCCAGTTTGGATTATTCCTGAGCAATGATACATTGTTTATGACTGTGCATATTAATAGTATAGTAAAGACACTTGGTCGTAAACCTATGTCAGGTGATGTAATTGAGCTTCCACATTTGAAAGACGAATATGCACTTAATGATTTTGACATTGCGCTTAAAAGATTTTATGTAATTGAAGATATAAATCGAGCGGCTGAAGGATTTTCACCTACTTGGTATCCACATCTTTATAGATTAAAGATGAAGCAAATATACGATAGTCAAGAATATGCAGAAATATTAGACTTACCTGCAAAAGAAGGAAGTTCACAAACATTACGTGATGTGCTTTCTACATATGAAAAAGAGATGCAAATTAATAATGCTGTTGTTGCACAAGCAGAGCAAGACTCACCAGAAAGCGGATTTGATATAAACCATTTATATACAGTAGCTACAGATGACGACGGAACAGTATCATTACAGACTGCTGACCAAACAGACTTAGACGCAAGCAATATTAATGTAAATGCTGATGAAATAGCAAACAGACCAGACAGAGCAGGTTACACAGGCTACCTTGTAGATTCTGCTACAGCGCCAAATGGTGCTCCGTTTGGATTTGGTATACAGTTTCCAAGAGAAAATCAACAAGGTGATTACTTCTTAAGAACAGATTTTGCACCAAACAGAATGTTTAGATTTGATGGCAGTCGTTGGGTTAAAGTAGGCGATGATGTGCGTATGGCATTAAGTAATACACTTGAAAGACGTACACAGAAAACCTCGTTTATAAACAATACAGCAACAAATGAAATTGCAGGCGAAACGGTTCCTGAAAAACAGAGCTTGTCAAAAGCACTTAGACCAAAAACGGATGACGTATAATGGATCATTTTTATGACGGACAAATAAGAAGATATGTAACGCAAATGATGCGTATACTATCTAACTTTCCAGTAAAAGATGGTAAAGGTGCAACAAAAGATGTACCGGTTGTGTATGGCGATTTAACAAGACAAGTTGCGAATATAATTAGAGAAAACAGTGAAAACAAAATACCAAGTGCTCCTCGCATTGCATGTTACATCACTGCATTAGAATTAGATAAAGATAGGCTTGCAGATGCAACATATACTCATACTACCAGAGTAAGAGAAAAAGCATTTGACGAGACTAATGAAGAATATTTAAATTATCAAGGTAAAGCATATAGCGTAGAAAAGATTATGCCTACGCCTTATTTGCTACGAATGAATGCAGATATTTGGACAACAAATACAGATCAAAAATTGCAAATGCTTGAACAAATACTTGTACTATTCAATCCTGCATTAGAAATGCAAACTACTGATAACTTTATTGATTGGACAAGTATTACATCTGTATATTTAGAAAATGTACAATTTACAAACAGAAGTATACCAGTTGGCGTTGAGAGTGAAATAGACATTGCTACATTAACATTTAGTGTGCCTGTATATATTTCACCACCGACAAAAGTAAAACGTATGGGTGCTATTACAAATATTATCACAAGTATGTTTGACGAATCACGTGGTGATATTATAAAAGGTGTAAGTGCGCCTGATCAAAATAGATGGGATGATTTTGCACAAGCAGGTGCAAACACAAATTCTAAAGGCACAACTGCAACTTCAGAAACTGCACAGCAAATGGCAAATGTAAACTATAACAAGTATGGTGTTTACTTAGAAGGTGACACAGCACGTATCATCGGCAATGATGGTAATATTGGTGCAATATCCTGGGAAGATATTTTCCAAGGATATCCAGGTGTATATACTGCTGATGTAAGTAGAATACACTTGCGTAATGCAAATAATAATGGTACAATAAGCGGATCTTTTACAGTGAATCCGTTTGATGATGGGCAAATAAACATAAACTTTGATTTAGATAGTTTTCCAGATGATAGTGTAATAGACAATCGTACTTCTATTGATTACATTATAGATCCAACTAAATTTAACCCTCTACAAGTTTTAAGTGCAGGCTTACGCTTTTTAATACTTGATGATATTGGTAATGCTAATGCAACAAATAGTGCGCAAGCATGGACAAATAATGATGGTAGTGCATTTGTTGCATCAGCTAATGACATTATAGAATGGTCAGGCTCTGCTTGGTCTATTGTATTTGATGCATCAGAACAAACTACTGTAAGCTATACTACTAACCTAAATACACAAATTCAATATCGATTTGAAGATGGTGAATGGTTCAAATCAGTTGATGGCGACTATCCAGTTGGCACCTGGCGCATAGACCTCAACGGCTAATTACTTACATGAACGAGAATATTATATGTAGTGGAGCTCTCTTCTACACAACTTCTACCAAACGTTTTCTATTTTTACACAGAACTGGTAAAAAGAAAACTAATCAATGGGGGCTTGTTGGCGGTGCTAACGAGCAAGCAGAAACTCCTTGGGAAGGATTGCAGAGAGAAATAAAGGAAGAAATAGGCCAACTCCCAGAATATAAAAAAGTAATACCGTTAGAAAGTTTTACATCTAATGATAATAAATTCTTCTTTCACACATATTTGGTGCTGATCGATAAAGAATTTATACCAAATCTCAATAACGAGCATGATGGTTATGCATGGTGTAGTTTTGGAAAATGGCCAAAACCATTGCATCACGGTTTGCGTAACACACTACAAAGTAAAGTCAATTTAAATAAATTAGAAACTGTATTTCAAACAATAAATTTACTTGACAATGCAGTCATAACATAGTATAATTAAAACATGAAAGTATTAGTTCTTGGCGATGTAATTGTTGACAAATATATCTATGGTACAAGCACACGGATAAGTCCGGAGGCTCCTGTACCTGTAGTAAACCTTGGTGAAGTTAAGACATCGCTCGGCGGTGCAGGATTAGTTTTTGAAAACTTAAAAAGTTTAGGTGTAGATGTTACACTATACAATACTACGCAACCACGTAGCACTAAGACACGTATTATTTGTGACGGACATTACATTACACGTTTAGATGAGGACCAACAAGCTGATAGTGACGCTGTTTTGAAAGATATTTTAAGCAGTGACTTTAAAAAATATGATTATGTAATACTAAGCGATTACAACAAAGGCGTATTAGATCATGCTAAGGAAATTATTGCACATATAAACACATTCGATTGCAAAGTAATTGTAGATCCAAAACGACATGCTGAAGCGTATAAAGGCGCATGGTTAGTAAAACCAAACGGTAAAGAATATTATGATTTTGGATTTGATGCATGGCAAGGAAATATTATTACAACAAATGCTTCAGGTGCAATAACAGCAACATTTGAAAATGAAAAACATTTTGTTATTCCTGAACAGGTAGAAGTTAATGATGTTACAGGCGCAGGCGACTGTTTTTTAGCAGGGTTTGTATATGGACTTACACAAGACAAAGATATTAAACAGTCTATTGAACTTGCTTCGAAAGGCGCAACAGAAAGTGTTAAGCACATTGGTACATATACTTTAAAGTTAAGCGATATAAAAAATACTGTTGTGTTTACAAATGGTGTATTTGATATATTACATAAAGGTCATTTACACTTACTAAAAGAAGCAAGTAAATTAGGAAACCAACTAATTGTTGGTATTAACACTGACGAAAGTGTAAAAAGATTAAAAGGAAGTAATCGTCCAATAAACGACTTACGCAAACGTACAGAACAATTACTAATGTTACCTTGGGTAGATGACGTAATTGCATTTGACGAAGACACACCCTACGAACTTATAAAAGCTATTAATGTAGATATAATTGTAAAGGGTGGAGACTATACTTTTGAAACTGTAGTAGGTAATGACTTAGCAGAAGTACATATAATACCTACGTTGGATGGTTATTCAACAACAGATATAATAGAGAAGAGTAAATGAAAATATTAGTAACAGGACACAAAGGATTTATAGGATCCAATATTGCACTTTACTTAATGTCAAAAGGACATGAAGTTGAAGGATGGGAATGGCAACCCGGTATTATACCAAGTACTGAAAGTTATGATTGGTGCATACACACAGGTGCAATAAGTTCAACTACGTACACGGATGTGAATCAAATATTAGAGCAAAACTTTGAGTTTAGTGTAAGATTAGCACAAGTATGTGAAAACTTTGGAACTAAATTACAATATGCATCAAGTGCAAGTGTTTATGGACCAACAGAGAATTTTGTAGAAGATGGACCTATTCTACCACAATCTCCATATGCATGGAGCAAGTATTTGTTTGATAGATTTATTAATCAATTTATAGATGAATTCCAAATACAAATACAAGGATTTAGATATTTTAATGTTTACGGACAAGGCGAAGATAACAAAGGTGATCAAGCAAGTCCTTATACAAAATTTACAAAACAAGCAAAAGAAGATAATATAATTACGCTGTTTGAAGATAGTGACAAGTATCTTAGAGATTTTGTTTGTGTAAATGACATAGCAAAAATACATGAAATTATGATGGGCACTGATGCAAGTGGAATATTTAACATTGGCACTGCACAACCTGTTAGTTTTCAAGAAGTCGCAGATACTATTGCACAAAAACACAATGCTGGTATTAATTATATACCTATACCAGATAATATAAAATCACAGTATCAGAAATATACTTGTGCTGATACAACAAAACTAAATCAATATATAGGCGATTTTAAATGGACAAATATAAAGGACTTTATAAATGACACAAACAACTGAACAACCTCAAAGACTTGAAGGTGTAGTACAAAAAGGATGGGGATACGAACTTATCTGGTCAACTAATGAATTATACTGTGGTAAGATTATGGTTTTTGAAAAGGCTGGTAATAAGTTTAGTATGCATTTTCATAAAGAAAAAGATGAATCATGGTTTGTAAATAGTGGACGTTTTTTACTAAAATATATTGATACTAAAACTGCAACAGTATACGAGAAAGAAATGAAAGAAGGTGATGTTTGGAGAAATCCTCCATTACTTCCGCATCAACTTATTGCATTAGAAGACAATAGTAGTGTTACAGAAGTAAGTACACCAGACTCAGTTGACGACAACTATAGATTAGCACCAGGAGATAGCCAAAATGGAACCGACGATAAGATGGTCGAGCGAGATCCCAACAAAGATAAAGAAACGTCAAAATAGACCGGTAATTGGTTTAGATCGAGACGGAGTACTTAATGTTGACAAAGGAACTTATATAGGCAATCCTGCAGACTTTGAACCTATACCAAATAGTTTAGAAGCAGTAGCAAAACTTAGATACGAAGGTTACAAAATTGTTGTAATTACAAATCAAGGCGGTATAGCTAAAGGTATTGTTACGCAACAACAAGTAGAACAAGTTAATCATCGCATGTTTGAACTTTTAGGACAAGCAGGTTGTCCAAGTATAGATGGTCTTTACTTTAGTGAAAGTAGTAGCAAACAAGATATGTATGCTAAACCCAATACTGGTATGTTTAAACGAGCAGAAACAGAAATACCGGGTATAAAGTTCGCACATGGCGGATACTACGTTGGCGATAAAATAAGTGATTTAAAAGCCGCACA